TCATTCAAAATGTTCGGGCGCCAGCGCTCTGACATAGGCCTGACAGGCCTGCAGAGCAATCAGTCCGCGGTCGCCGGTGTCGGTGATGGCGATAATTCGTTGAGCATGCGCCGGGTCAAGTCGGGCGCGTACGGCTGCATGATCCACGCCGCCGGGGCCGGCGGTGGCTGGCACCCCGCAGCCTTGGGCAGCGTCGCCGGCGTCGATGAGGACTGACAGGCGCAGATCAGCAGTGGCAAGACGATCGCGCAGGCGATCTTGATCACGTTGTGCATCGCTCATGGCTCGATAGTGGGTTTGTTCACTGGCCGCCAGGCGTCGCTCGAGGGCCAGACGTTTATCCTGCTCGATCTGCTGCGCGCTGGCTGCGGCCACATTCAGCTGATTGAGAGTGTCGGCGTTTAACCGCGCCTGCTCCGCGAGTTGTCGCCCGTAACGCCAGTCCTGAAACTGCCAGGCCAGCGCAGCGGCCACCGCAGCCAGCAGCAAAATGCCGATCAGGCGCCAGGAGATGGACATAGCACCGCCCTCGCCCGCGCCCAGATATCCAGCCGATCCTGCAGACCATTCAACCCGCCGTTGATTCGGCGAGTGATGCTGTTGAACTGATCGCGATCGGCCAGATCGTTCAGGCCGTTCTGTTCCCAGAACCATGCCGCCGATTCCGCTGCCCATTGCGGTTGCTCAAGCAACTCAGGCAAGGACAGCAGACGCTCATCGCCGAACAGGCCGAGGCTGCACTGGCGATAGTTGCTGCGCCCGGTGATCTGGATCAGCCCGCGACCGCGGTACTTCTGCCCGTCGCCGTCAGCCTCGGGCGTGTTACCCAGACGCAAGGCCAGCGTGCCGGTGTCGTATTTGCTCAGGTACTGGTTGTTGCCCAGCTCGCGCACGTATTGCAACTGGCCGGACTCGTGACCGATCTGCGCGAGAAACGCAGCGATACGTTTTGGCGAGTCGATATGGCGGCGAGTCATTGCGCTATTTAGTGCAGAAACAAAAACGCCCGCTTGGGAGCGGGCGTTGGGCATGATGGTTTTAAGGTTGTCTTCAGTTATTTGCATGATGCGTAATCCTCCCTGGATGCTCCGATTGAATCATGGTTGGCGAGCAACGGCCCCCAGCCATTTTTTTGCCAGAGTTGTCAGGGTGTTGTTGGGTACAGACTCTTCGAGTGCGTCATTCGATGGCAGCACCTGTCCGCCGGTTAACAGCCATTGCTGATACTCAAGCCAGTCGCGATTGGTCGTGTCCTGTGGAATAAACGCGGCATCTTCAACGCGCAATACACCACAGGCGGTCAGTTGATATGTCATGAGCTACCCCTAGATTTCAGCGTCCGCTGTCCATTCAATCTGCAATCCGTTACCGGGCTGACTGCTCACAGGCGTCACGGTGCCGATGGCGAAACTTCGCTGTGTCACACTTTGCACCGTGGTCCCCGTGCATGCCACACCCTGCGAGTAGTTCCAGACCTGACTGCTTTCATTTCCGGGGCAATACAGGACGACGGTGGGTTGCACTCTCTTCTGAACCTGCATGTCTATAACCATGCCGTATTGACCGGTATTCCCGGCCGCAGCCTGAGTGAACGTAACGATGCAGGTTACGACACCATTGTTTGCACGAATCGGTAAACGACTGGCAAACGACTTCTCGAAGTAGCGCTGACACAACATCAGCTCTTCACCAACAGGACGATATTCGAACGGCGTGGAAACCGGTCCCTCCTCGAGTTGAACCCGTGCAAGATCCACGGTTTGCAAAACGTTAAGTGGCAGATCAAAAGCCAACCGCAAGTAATCATTGGTGCCGAGCATTTTTCCCGCGATCACTGGCACCTGAAACGTCGCGCTGTATTTGGTCCATGCAGTGTTCAATGCAAAGACATCGACCACTTTGACGACGGCTTCCGAACCACCGTTGCCGAAGTACTGACCGATGGTTACCTTCAACGGGCGCGCGGCGTCGGAGCGCGCCCAAAATGTCACGGTGGCGGTTTTTCCAGCCAGAGTCCTGACCGATTCAACGCCTTGGGAAATCTTGTGCTCGGTAGCGCCAACGCCCGCCGTGGTTTGCTGCCAGCGCAAGAAATAGCTCGGCTCACCTGCCACGTCTGTCTGGCCAGGGGCAAAATCCTGGCGAGAAATGGCCACGGCAGCATTGCCATTCCAGTCACAGCGAAAACGATCGGCTACATACCCACCGATATTGGGGCCTTGGTTGGTCGTTCCGCGCTGCCAGATATCGAAGCCGCCATTGATCAGCACATTCCGGCGATAGACCTGCACCGGAAACTGCTGCAGTGGGTCAGGCTTCGATAATTGGCGGATGGCCTGCGCCAACTGATCGGTTTGTGCTTCATCCGGTTTCAAACCGGCCGCGGTGATGGCGTTGAGTATTTCCTGAGTAACACTGTTGCCCCAACTGGCCGGGATCAGCGATCCCGGTGTTCCGGCGATGGCGTCTTCGTCGACAAATTTGCCGTCGACCAGGCCGGAGCCCGGGACACTTTTTGGGTAATCCATGTTTATTTATCCTCGGTTGCTCAGCAAACCGCTCAACCATTGGCCTGCAGCAAGCCTTCCAGCCAGTCAGGTTCAACCGGCCGCGAACGTATGTTCGGGAAATCCGGATTGTCAGGCCAGTCGCGCAGTGCCTGACGGTACGTCAGGAGTTGTTTGAATTCTTCGCTGCGCAGGGTGGTGCCCTCGCCCATTTCCAGTTCTTCGGCATCGCGAAGAACCAGCCATTGAGTGCTCTGCAGAACGTTATTGCGCCAGCCGCGCTCCAGGGCAATCAGCGCCACTGGGGAGACTTGCGGCTCGCCAAGGACTGGCTGACCTGTGGCAGTGGCGCTGATGACTTTGCCTGCGGCCTGCCCGGCGAATAGCTCAATGTATTGGGCCTGAGTGATTTCCACTGCGCCTGCTGGAGGTTCCGCTCCAGGATTTTCAACCCGGTCAAATCCAAGCGTTTGTGCGTAAAAGTAAATAGCCATGGTCAAACTCCCCAAACCAGAATGCGACCCGAAATTCCCGTCGATGGCTTGATCCCTGTGGAATCAATGTTGCGAACCCGCGCCACCACCTGAGTGGTGGTCGATAACCCCAGATCGAACGCCCAGACGGTCGCATTTGCGGCACTCCAGCCTGTCGGATTTGCCTCATTGGCGACGCCACCCAAAATGGCCGACGGAAACTTGATCGGCAGTGAAAGCGTCATGTTGCCGTTGGCGTCAGAGCCACCGACGACCCATTGCAGGATCAATCCGCTGGGGAATTTCTGATAACCCGGCGTGGTGAACTGAGCGCCGTAGGAGGCGCAGTGCTTCAACGTAGCCGTGCCATAAACCACCCAAGTACCAGACTCCCTGACGAAGTTCGCACTCTCACCGGCGTTCATCACGATCGACGCCACGTAAGCCCCTTGAGGGCTGATTTGTGAGCCGGTTTTGCTGGCTACCATGACCGAGCCTGCGTTGCGGCAATGCAGACTGATCGTCGCGCCATCCGGCGCCGAGGCTGCGTCCGGAAGCGTCACGGTATAAGTCACTGTGCCGCCCAGACCAATCGAGGAACCGACATCGGCCAGCGTCAACTGAGTCGCTGCGGATATCCCGCGAGCACTCGCATGACTGCCCAACGCTCGTTGTACAAATTGCGCAGTTGCCGCCGAGCGTCCGCTATCAAACTGCGGTGCTGTGTTGAACAGCGTCGGGCTGCGCAGCGCAGCGAGCAACTGATTATTGGCTGACTCATTCGGCGTCATGCCGGCCGCTTGCACCACATTAAGAATTTCCTGCGTAACGCCATTGCCCCATGTCGCCGGAATCAGCGAACCAGGTTTGCCGGCAACCGGGTCCTCATCAGCAAATTGTCCATTCACCAGTCCGACACTGGGCACACTCTTGGGATAGTCCAAGGGTTGTCTCCTTAATCCGAAATATTTGGGGCTGGTCTCAGCCTATGAGTGCGGCTAACCGCGTGGGGACCGAAGGCCGGGAAACTGCGGAAGGAAATTGACTTGTTTCAGGCCAGTCGCGCAGCGCCTGACGGTACTCCAGCAATTCCAGATATTGCGCAGCCTTGAGCGTCGTCCCGCGCCCCAGCTCTTGCTCATCGCGATGCCGCGTCACCCACCATTCGGTGGCCGACAGGCTGGACTGGCGCCAGGTGCGTGCTGCCGCCATAGCGTCTTGCTCCTCTACGACGACGTCAGAGATAACGACCGGACTTTCCATCACCGGCAACGGCGCAATCTCCTCGCGCAGTTCGCCGACAGGTGCGCCGATTTCGATCTGCATGCCCTCCGGTACGGGCACCATCGACTCGACGAAGGACGGGGCAAAAAGCTGGGTAATCTGGTAGTCGCCGGTATCGATCACCTCGACCGCAACGCCGTTTTCCACTCGTGCATAACGGGCCATTATTCGTACTCCCAGATTTCACAGAAGGCGTTTCCGCCGACGCCGCTGAGGACTGACGCGGAGGCACTGGTCGAACATGAACCACTGCCACCTGACCCTCGGTTTCCTGAAGTTCCAGCGCCACTGAGGCCCATCAACGGGCCACCGCCATCAAACGGACTCGCGCCTCCGCCACCGGCCAATACACCCCAATTGGCGTTGTACATGGCATAGCCACCGCCTATTCCACGTGCGTTAGCGAGATTGCCACCCGTCACGGTTTGTCCTCCAGCGCCCCCCTGAACGAAGCCGACTGCCGTGGCGGTCACAGGAAAGGTCAGTATCTGCCCGCCCAGGCCACCGGACGCGCTCAGGTAACTGCCAAAAGAAGCGCCTCCGCCGGCCTGCCCCATCGAGTTACGTGAGGCGCCACCAGCCCCCAGAGAAACAGGAACGCCGGTCATCATTTCTGCTGTCACGTCATATAAGCTCTCGGCGTAGGCGCCACCACCACCGCCACCTCCAATACTGTGATAACCCGCTGCCACCGGCGCACAGCCGCCTCCCGAACCACCCGCGCCAACCAGACGCACGCGAATCCGTTTGGCCCTGGGATTGGGCTTGTAAACCGTGATCCCGAGCGTCTCGATCTGCCGCACCGCCAGCAACCGCCCCACCGCATCGGTGATGCCGTAACCGGCCAACGTGGTCGGGGTATTTTTCAGTTTGTTGAAGTCGACCAACGCGCCGATAGCCGTTGCCAACTGATCGGTTTTCGCTTCATCAGGCGTCAGGCCGGCAGCCTTGATCGCGTTGAGAATTTCTTGCGTGACACTGTTGCCCCACGCGGCCGGGATCAACGAGCCCGGTGAACCGGCGAGCGGGTTTTCATCGACGAAGCCGCCGTTGACCAGGCCAACGCCGGGCATGCTTTTCGGATAATCCATTGCACTGCTCCCTGTGCTGAAAATCAGTTGGTTATGGCTGCGCCGGGAGCGACCGGCCAGATAATCTCATCGGGGAAACCGGCCTGCTTTTCGATACGGTTCAGCTCCACGCTGTAGAGTTTCCACTCGATCAGCAGCAGTTGTTCGTCGTGGCTGGCATCGCCGATGTCTTCGGCGTATTGCAGCGGAGCGATGCGCAGGACCGCGTCGCGAAGAAGCTCATCGCGCTTGGTCAGAGTGACTTGCTTGCGGTCCGTCAATGCAGCTGCTTCATCGATTTTCCAGACACCATCGACCCACGAATGAAATCCACCGGGCCATGGCTGCGTGGTGAAGCCTTCAGGCAGATCACCTAATGCTGTCCAGGTCTCGCGGATTCCCGTGTCGGTGCGATAGACATCACCGCGTAAATCTACTCGCTGCTGCAATGAGCCATTGTCGTAGGCCCACGCAAATCCACTGGGTGCCGGAGCGAGTTCGAGGCTTAACGTGACAGCATTACCTGGCAGTTGCAGGCCGATACCCGGCACGGGTAGAAATTCCACCGGGCCGGTCAACGCGCCGGCGTCGTCTATTAAGTAATTGAACATGTGCACCTCAGATCAGTTTGATTCGTGCGGGATAAGCGATGTTTCGCGGCCGGGTTTCCGTCGAAAAATTCCCGATGGTGCCAATGTAGGTATCGGAGTCGAACGCAGGATTGGGGTAAGTGGTCGCGATGGTTCCGCTGGTTGGATAGAAATTGACGTCGCTTGAAACGTTCCAGACAGGATCCGGGATAGCTGGCGCCGGTCGATTGGAAGACCCTGTACCGGTGGGCAAGTAGTGGTTGTGGCTTTGCAGTGCATGGTTCTGCAAACTGCCGACGACTCGTCCTGTATCCACGCCCCGGTTTTCATCGAGGGCTCGCAGAAATTCACCGCGAACTTCTGGAATTCGAAAGGTCGACGCACCATCGCCACTGGTCCACGCACCTTCTCGATTCCATCGCGCCGCTTCTGTCGTCAGAGCTCCTGAAGCCTGAGCGAAGTCCCACAACCAAGGCCATTCCGCACGCTTGAAAAAGTAGCCGTTGAGCAGACCATAGCCGCCGGGATTGAGCGCCATTGAGGTTTCGAATGAGGTCTGGCCCAGAGGGGTATTGTCGAAACGACCGACCGGCCACCAACTACCCGCCCCGTCACTTCGCAACTGCCACCAGTCACCACTGCCCATCAGCACCAGAAACGGATAGCCGCTCGCCGACAGGTGTGTATGAAAACGAATCCGGTCACCGCCTGATGCCTGGACTACCAATCGGTTAACTGTGTTGTCCACACGGCGAACAATCACGTCGCGCACGCCAAGCCCGGCATCCGCAGCAGGAAGCGTGACGCTCATCGCCGCCGCGCTGCCATCAATCAGAACCATCCCCAATTCCTGCGCTTCAAGCAGCTTGGAAGCAGAAATACGAGTGATCTGCGAGCGCATCGGGCTGGCCTTGCCGACAATCGACTGAATGGCCCTGAACAGCTGCCCGGTATCCGCCTCGGACGGCACCAGCCCACCACCGCTAATCACACTCAGGATCTCCTGAGTCACGCTGTTGCCCCACACCGCCGGAATCAACGAACCCGGGGTTCCCGCCACCGGGTTTTCATCGACAAAGCGGCCATCGACCAGGCCGACGCTGGGGACGCTTTTTGGATAATCCATAGGTCTTTCGTTCCTCTGAAATAACAAATGAACCGCGTCTTGGCGATCGCGAGTACGAGCCAGCGGCGGTCTGTTTTCTGAAAATAAAAAGCCCACGGTGAAGTGGGCTTGGGTGATGCAGCACGCAGACGTGGCGACTAGAAAGTCTGGCCGCTGACCAGTTCGCGAATCGCCGCCAAGGTGTCATCGCCAGCACTGCGCGCCAGATCGAGATTGCCTTTGGCCGCGTGCGTACGGATCTGCTGTTTGGCCTTCAAGCGCAAGGTGCGCAGGGTCAGCAGATGGTCGGTGAGTTGCTCGGCCTTGCTCAGGATTTGCTCGGCTGCCTGTTTGGCAGTACGACCTTTGACTACCCACGCAGCAACCGACAACGGCACCTCTTTTTTGGGATAACCGGCGTCCTGATAGGCCTGTGCGTCGGCGGCCGCTTGGGCGTACTCCATGGCTTTGAGCGGGTCCCCGGCCAAAACGGTGCGGGCACTGTCGGCGGCCGCGTCGACCTTGGAACACAGCTGTTCGGCTTCCTGAAGTTCCAGCTCGGCAACTCTGGACGCATTCAGCTGCCATTTTTCTCCATCCCAATCATGGGCACTGGACGGCTGGGCCGGGCGCAAGCCTTCCTCGAACTGATGCAGCTCTTGAATGATGATCATCGGATCAGCTCCCAGGAAAAATGCACATTGATGGCTGAGGTAAAGTTGATCGCAATACCGTTGGCGTAATCGGCTTGAGAAAAACCCTTGATTCCCATACCAAATAACAACTCATCACTTGAGGCATTTCCCGAGCCAAGGGTGTGTTCGCTTTGATAAACCTGCCAAAGCGAACGCAACTCTGCATGGTCGAAACTGGCTGATAGCGCGGAAACCGTCGTGTCGTTGACAACGTTACTCGTGAAGATCCCTACCGAAGCACCGACGGTGCTCCAGCCATCCCAGTTACTGGAAGTAGTAACCGTCGGATTCAGGTAAGAATAGTTGCCCCCCAGCCATCCTCCCGGAGCGAAGGCCACCGTGGTAATACCGGTCGGATGCGGGGTTGGATTCCCCACCACCAACCGTGCCGCACGGGCATGCGGATCAAGTGGCAGATAAACCACACCGTTGCCGTTAACCGTTTGCGTCCACGACAACCGACTACGGTTGTAGATCGCTCTGACAGTGGGCATCGAACCCGGTCCTGCCGTGACGACCCAGGCCAGACAGAGATCCAGCGGCGTAGACTGGAAACCACCGCCCGCCGCACCATTGACCGTACCCTTCAACCCTTCCGGTGCAGCGTCATAAATCGTGCCGCGTTGCATGTAAAAGGTCAGCACACCGCCGATCACCTGGGCCCGCAAGAAATAACCGGTGCTTGGCAGCAGATCGGGACTGCTCCACAACTGTGTGGTGAACGTGCGCGAACGCCCCAACTGCCCGGCCACCACTTCCTGACCGAGGCTGATCAGCACGCCCGCCGGAATCGAGACTCGCCCGCCACTGGTGGCAACTGCTGCTGGCGTGATCGCCAGGCGACCGTCTGGCGTTGCCACCGTAGCGGTCGGCAAGGAGCCGATCGGCAACGCCGAATCCAGATTCCAGCCCTTGGCCGAAACGCTCTGAATCGCCTGCAACAACTGATCGTATTTCTTTTCGTCCGGGGTCAGATCCCCGGCCTTGATCACGTTGAGAATTTCCTGCGTAACCCCGTTGCCCCAGTCTGCAGGAATCAGCGACCCTGGCGTCCCGGTCAGCGGGTTTTCATCGACAAATTTCCCATTCACCAGACCAGCGCTGGGCACACTTTTCGGATAGTCCATCCCGTCATTCCTCCCTAGTCATAGTTGATGTGCACCTTGGTATGCGCCGGCGCACTGCGGTGGATCAGGCATTCAAGCGCCGAGCCCGGGTTCACGCCAAAGCGCTCGCCCCAGTAGCTCGCGCCGTAGCGCCGACCGAGCAGCAACCGGCCGCCGGTGTTGAGGGTCCACATGAATTGCGCTTCCCAGGTGCCCCAGTGCGCTGCGCCGAAACGCGAGCGGCCCATGCGTGGGGCTTCGTGTTCGGTGATGCTGGCGTTGGGGTAGCCCTGGCTTTTGGCGATGTCGAGGTAGTAACCGACAGCCTGGCTGCCGACCGCGAGCAAGCGGCGGCGTACGGCGAGGCGGCGGTCGTCGAACAGCGGCGTGGCGCCCAGGCACGGGTCGGGCAGTTCCATCACCCGCTCCCAGTCCGGCACCAGTTCGCTGACGCCTGCCGGGTCCATCTCGTTGAGCAGGTCGGCGGCGCGGGCGTCGAGGCGCGCCAGCTCGACGGCGACGCCTTGCAGCACGTCCTCGAGTTCCGGGACGCGTTCCGGATCCCATGCCGGGCCGCTCGGCAGCAAGGCGCGTAGTTGCGCCTGGTATTGCGCGGCGGTTCTTATGCCCCCCATACGCAACCTCCGAAGGTGAGCAGCTCGCTTTGCCCGGCAGGCACGTCAGCGGCCGGTGCGGTCAGCGTGTGATCGTACTCACCGCCGGCGCTGCTGATGGCTTCGCGGATATGGCTGATCAGCAGCGCCACACCGAGGTCGGCCTCGCGGTTGTGCAAGTCGCGCAGCTGCGCTTCCACGGCGGCGCGCACAGCGGTGGTGTCCGGATTGACGCTCTTGAAACGGTACACCACCGGCACCTGAATCGGCCGCTGCACGTGCACTTCCGCCGTTACCGGGCGCAGCGGCTCGATGTACGCCTGAACCTCCGCCAGTTGTTCGTCGTTGGGCACCGGTTGCGGGTCTTCGTCACGCATGATGAATACCGTCACTGTGCCTGGCCCGAGCAAGCCGCCACGACACCAGGCCCGCGTCACACCCGGCACTTCCAGCGCCCAGGTCTCGTAATCGCTCGCCGAACCGCCGTGGGGGATCACGCGATAAGAGCGGATCACCCGCGAGCGCAACGACTCCAGGCTTTCTCGCGCCACGCCACCACTGAGGCCGGGCGCGAGCACCACAAAACTGTTGCCGACTACGCCGGCGATCGGCTGCACCGGGTTCAGCGCCAGACCGGCGTCAGCATTGCCCAGGCTGCCGGCATCGAGCGCAGCAATCGTGGTGGTGTTGCTGCCATTGACGGTAGTGCGCGCGGTGGTGACTTTGTAAGTACGGCCATCGCTTGCTTGCAGCAGCGTGTCAACGTCGAGCACCGCGCCGGCAGTGGCGGTAAAACTGACGCTGCCGGTGGCGACTTGCGCCGGTTTGCGCGGCTGGTTCAGGCGCAGCGCGGCGATGCGTTCCAGGGTCGATTCGTCAGCCTTGTCCGGCAGGATCTGCTCGGCAATCCAGTCGAGATAACCGTACAGGCCATAAGCGGCACCGCCGAGGGTGCGGGCCAGCACTTGCGCATCGGACTGGCGCAGCGAATCGCCGGCCAGGTCGCTTTGGGTGCGCTTGATCAGCACCGGCAGCGAAGGAGTTTCAAACGGCATAGATCACCTGCCAACTGTTATCGGGGTTGATGTCCAGACGTTCGCCATCGGCCAGGGTCAGGACCGTGCGCAGGTTCAGGCGCTGGGCGTCGAGGCGTTCGCTGATGATGTCGATGGCGCTGCAGTGGCCGTCGTCGATCAGCCATTGCAGGGCTTCGCGGGCATAGAACTCGGCGTCCATCTGGGTCTGTCGGGTCAGCTTGACCCGACGCAAAAGCCACAGCCGCGAACCGATGCGATCGTCGGCGACGGTGGGAAAACTGTCGCCCCACCAGCCGAAGCGCTCTTCGTCGTCGAGGGCGTCGTCATCGGCGGCGCGGCGCCATGTGAACAGGCTGATGAGCACGGCGCGGGTCAGTGCGGCGTGGAGGTTCTGGCTGATGAACATCATTGGCCTCCTGCCGGCGCACCGGTCTGGCCGCTGCCGGCCTGCACGCCAACGTGCACGTGTTTGATCTGGCTGATGCCGCCAGCGAGCTGGTCGCCGGTGGAAACGATCTTGCCGGTCTGGTTGATCACCGGCGTGTCGAAGTTCACCGCGCTGCTGGCGCGGATGTTCAGCGTGGCAGTCTCGATGTCGATGATCCGCCCGCGCTTGAAGTGAATTTTGTCGCCCTCATCGGTGTAGATCGCCACTTCGCCCGAGGCCAGCGACTGCAGGCGATAACGGCGATCGGCGACCACCAGGGCAATGGCGTGGGAACGGTCGCCGCCGAGAAACGTGACGATGCCCTCGGCGCCGGCCAGCGGATTGCTGGTGAAACCGTAGGGTTCGAAGTGCTCCAGATCGTCGTTCACTTCACCGGCGGTGAGGCGCATTTGCAGCGATTGCAGCTTGGATGCCGAGCTGGCGAGCACGACAGTGCCGCGCGCCAGCAGGCGTGTCAGTAGGCTCATGAATTGATCCTCGATACTTTGCCAACACAAAACCTGTGGGAGCGGGCTTGCCCGCGATGGCGGCGTGTCAGGCAAAGAAGTGTTTGCGGTAACCTGCGCTATCGCGGGCAAGCCCGCTCCCACAGGATCAGGTGATGCCCTTCGGTTTCGGTGTCAGGCCGGCGTTTTTTTCGGGGGCGTGGGATCAGGATCGAAGGTATGCGGTGGCGCCACTTGCAGCGTGGTCACCGAGCCTTGCGCCGACAGCGAATACGTCACTTTGGAGATCAGCATGTCGCCGTCAAAACCGAGCACCGGATCCGTGACCTTCACCAGCGTGTTGTGGCGCCACAGATCGCCATTGGACTGACGCCAGCCCTGCACCTGATAGGTGGTGGTCTGCGCCCGGCCCATGCGGGTGGCGCTTTCCCATTGGGCGCGTTGCTGGGCCAACTCGAACGTCAGCGCGGTGCCTTCGTTGATGATCGTGGTACGTCGGCGCTTGAAGCTCAGATCAGCCGCGCTGGATTGAACCTCGCTGACGGCCGCCCCGCTCTTCTTGTCCGAGCCTTTCTGCTGACCGATCACTCGGTATTCGGAAAACACCTGGCTCTGATCCATCGGCGCGTTCGCCGACAGAATGTTCTTGCCCAACTCCAGCGCGTCACTGGCCCGACCACCACTACCGGGCTTGGCCAGAACCAGCCGGCCTTGCTCGTCATCAGTGGAAAACACCCGGAACAGCGAGAGCAGACGGTCAATCGACTGGAACACCGTTTCGCCCGGCACGATGGTGTGCTTGGCGAGCCGCGCGGTCTCGGGAATTTCGTTGACCACGTACAGCGAGTATTCCGCCGCCAGAGCCTGGACGATGCTCAGCAGCGGTTGCTCCTGCCATTGGTTCGGCCGGTTGGTGGCTGCGCAATCGACCAGATCCTGAGTCTTGGAACTGCCCTCGATGCTCAGGCTGATCTGGCGTCCGTCGTAGCGGATCGGCGCCTTGAACACGTAGCCGGTGAGCACCAGATCCTGGCCGATCTTCACTTCGCACGGGTCACCCGGTTTGATCCGTTGATCCACCGTCTGCCCCGGCCACTGCCAGGTGATGTCGAGTTTGAAGGTGCGGAACTGGCGCTCAAGATCGGCGGTGATTTCGACGCTTTTCCAGCCGCCGTATTCCATGTTGTTGACGGTCAGCGTGACGCGGTTGTCTATCTCGCTCATGACTACTCCCGGGAGACTTTCACGTCATTGGGCGGCAGGTACAACGGGTTGGTTACCGCGTTACGCTGGATCACTTCGGTAACGCGCGTCGCATCTCCGAACTGTTTGTACGCCACCACCAGCGCCGGAAAACTCTCCTGAAACGACTTGGTGACCAGACGCACACCCGAAGACGCTACCGCTTTGAGGTGCGCGACCAAAGCATCCTGTACATCGCTGATCGCTTGATAGTGCGCCGGGCCGGCTTTGTTTTTGGCCATCTGGAGCGCCTCGACCAGGTTGTTCTGCAGCGCCTGCAAATCATCCGTGGCCGGCACGTCCTGACGCGTGACCTGCTGCTTCGATTGCTGATCAAGCGAAGGCGTCGACGCCAGCTTCACTGGCTTCGACGCCACCGGCATCGAGGCGACCCATTGCGCCACTTTGACGATCAGGGTGTCTTGCACCAGATCGGCCATGGCTTGGGCCGCCGCGTTGGTGTCCTTGCCGGTGGTGATCTTCGGCGCATCGGCCTTGCGAATGGCTTCGAGTTGTTGGGACACGTCGGCAATCACGCCACGGTAGCCCTCCTTCGCGAATGCCTTGAGTTCCTTGATATCGCCGAGCAAGCCCTTGAACTCCGCTGCCACTTCCTTGGGCAATTCCTTGACGGCTCTGACCAGTTCAGTGATTTCCTTGTATTGCGCGATCAGCGGTTTCAGCTGTTCCTTGATGACATCGAACACCCCGGTCAGGCTGTTTCGCAGATTATTGATGCCGATCCGCGCCGCTTGAATCCGGACAATCACCTCCTCGAAACGCGACACGGCTGACCCCAGCAACGTGTCAGCCTTGGCCAACAGGACTTTTTGCGTACTGACCGTGGCAGTCGGAAACGGCAGCGGCCGGTCGGGATAGAACTTCAGACTGAATGTCACCAGCCCGCCGTCCTGGCGAGTGTGGGTCATGTCGCATTCGCCGACCTTGACTTGCAGGCGTCCGAGCCACGGATGCACCAGTTCACCACTGCCCGCCTCCAAGGCCTTGAGCAGCTTGTCGCGCTGCTCCAGGCAATCGGCGCCGATGATGAACGCCGTCAGGTCGTGGGTCTTGGCCTGCTGGCCGAGATCCTCGAAATACGGCAGGTCGCGTTGCGGATACTCATGCAACTGACCTTTGCGACCGACCGGGGTTTTCGCCTGATCGATCCAGAACCCGACACCGCGAAACGATGCCGGCAACAAGCGGTCACGCCAGTTCATTGGAACCTCCTGCCGACAGCGAGCGATAGCCGATGCGCGAAGACAGCGCCAGGCCAGGTTGATTGGTTTGCGGTTGATCGGTGCGCAGCCCCGCCGGTGCGTTTTCGAAGCGCACGGTCAGGCCGCCTTCGAGTTGCGTGCGGTTGTTGGCCGCACTTTGCTGGATCAGGGCGCTGGAGGATTGCGGCAGCGAACCGCTTTGCAATGTCCCGTTTCCAGCAGGCGCTGGATTCGCGCCAAAGAACGCCGGCGCCAGTTCACCCTTGCCTTCGGCATTGGTCTGGCGTTGCGCCTCAGTCAGCGTTTCGACCTTGCCGGTGACCTTGGCGATCAACCCGGCAAAACCACCGTCGAACAGTTCCTTGATCGGCGCGATGACGGTTTGCAGCTTTTGCCACAACTCGCCGAACCACCCGACGATCGGCCCCCAGCTCTCGATGAGCTGATCCAGAGGTTTCCATTCGAACAGCGTGTGCAGAAAGTCCACGACCGGCGCAGACACCGCCAGCACAACATCCCACAGCGCTGAAAAAACCTCGCCGACCGGCTGCCAGTACTGCGCAATCTGCTCCAGCGGCGACCACTCGAACAGGCTGGTAAAAAAGCCCTGGACCCGCTGCACTGATGTTTGCAGGGCCGTCCAGATCGGTTCGAAGTACCCCACGACACCACTCCAGGCGCTGGTGATCATTTCCATCGGGAAATAATCGAACAACGTCCGCAATGTTTCCCGGGTGCTTTGCACAGCCGATTGCAGCGTCGTCCACAGCGGCTGGAAGTACGCAACAACACCGCCCCAGGCGCTGGTGATCATCTGCATCGGCGAGAAGTCGAACAACGAAGCCAGGAACGCCTTGGCCGGCTGCGCGGCTTTTCGCAGGCCATCGAACATCGGCTCGAAGAACCTGACAACACCGCCCCACGCACTGTTGATCATCTGCATCGGCGAGAAATCGAACAGATTTCTGAGGAACGCCATCACCGGCACACTCAAGGCCTTGAGCAGTTCCCAGATCGCCGAAAACAGTCCCGTCAGCGGCCCCCAGTTGTCCAGGATCATGCCGTAAGGCGTCCAGGAGAAAACTGTTTTAAAGAAGTCGATCACCGGGCGGGTGACCGCCTTGACCTTGTCCCAGATCCCCGAGAAAAATCCCGTGACCGGTTGCCAGAGCGCCGCCAGCGCATCGAGCGGGCGCCAGTCGAGCACCGAACGCAAGATCGCCATGGCATTCGCCCCGACGTTTTTGACGCCTTCCCACATCCCGGTGAAGAACGCGCTGATCGGTGTCCAGTTGGCATAGATCAAACCGGCCGCCACCGCGATACCCATGGCAATCAGCATGATCGGGTTGGTCTTGAGCACCATGCTCATGACATCGAACACTTGCGTCGCGCCAGTGACTGCGGTTTGCATCGCCGAAAAGGCGATGGCCCCCGCCGCCAGCCCCTCAACCAGTTTCGGATTGTCGGCAAGCAGGCTGCCGACCTGAGTCATCATCGGCTCAAGCCCGATCACCAACGCCCCCACCGCCGGCACCAGCGCTGCGTCGACAGCGGAGGAAACCTTTTCCATCGACGCACTGAACACGTTCATGTTCTGCGCGGCGGTTTGCGGTGCGGCGGGCAGATCAACGGTTTTCGCCGTCTCGCTGACTTCAGTCAGTTTGCCCTGAAACGCCGCCGCCGATTTGATCCCGTCCACGAACGGCGTGATCACACTGCCGCCCTTGAACAGACCGCTGATGTCCAGTTTGCCGAGGCCGGTCTGCTCGAGATTTTTCTTGAAGCTCTCGACCTTTACTCGCAGGGCGCCGAGTTTGGGCGACAGTTCATCGATGCCCGTGATCAGCACCGGTGTTTTGACTTGCTTTTCTTCGTCTGCCATCACTGCACCTGCTGCATCGCATTGATCCGTTGCGCGTGCTCCAGCGACTCGCGGAGCACATCCAGTGGCCTGGCCATCATCTGTTCGGGGTCAACCTTCCAGAACCAGGCCAGGTCATAGGCGACTGCGATCAGGTCGGTGATGGCTCCGACGCCGCACTCATGAAAAAACTCGCAACGGCCCAGCTCAACGCATTGAGGTCAGCCAGATCGAGCTGGTTGACCGACGACGGCGGGATGCCGGCGCACACGGCGATGTATTTGGCCGCCACGTCCATGTCGAGGCTGACTTCTTCGCTCTTGTCGATCTTGTACGGCAGCGCCTTGATCGCTCGCACTTCCTGCACCGTCGGACGGCGCAGGACGAGTTCGGTCAGGGGCTCGCCGTGAGCTTCGATCGCAACCTGAAGCTTCACGGCGCCGCTCATTGCCAGGTCCCCTTGATGCCTTCGAATTTCAGTTCGATGGTGGCGTCATCGCCTTTGGATACCGGCTCTTCGACCAGATAGGCACCGGCCAGCACGTAGACTTTGCCGTTGCTGAATTCGCAGGTAACGGTGATGTCGGTGCCTTCGATCAGCTTCTTCAGCGGGAAGTCGGCGGTGTGCAGCGCGGTCACTTTGAACGACGGCGCGACATCGGTTTCCTTGTAGAAACCCGGTACGACGGTTTCGCGTTTGACGGCCATCAGCGGGGCTTCGCAGCCGCCGTTGATAGTCAGTTGTGCACCGTCGACTTTGACGTAGCAGGTGCCTGCAATCACTTGACCCATGGTGTTACTCCCTTCAAATAAAAAAGCCCACCGAGGTGGGCTGAATGCTTACGGCCAAACGCGGCGATCAAGCCGCGTCGTCGTATTGCAGACGGAATTGGTTGAGCAGTGCGAACACGCGCAGACCGTTGATGTAATCCGGCGGGAACAGCACGTTCACGCGGCTCGGATCCTGCACGTCACGCTCGACGATCAGGTGCTCGGCGAACAGCTCGGCGTTCTCCACGTGGCCTTCCAGTTCCAGCTTGGCGTACTGCGCGATCAACTCGCCGCGAATGGTCGCCGGAGTGACGATCGGCTGGCCGGCGCCGAAACGGGTGCCGTCGGAAGCCAGTTTGTGGCGCCCGTATTTGCTGGTGATCACGCTTTGCAGACGACGCACGATGAACGCCGACTGGTGCATGGTTTCGCTGTCCAGGTAGGAGTTGTCGGCCTGGCCGTAAGAGTTTTTCTGGTAGGTGGTAATCGAACGCTGGATGCGCACGTAACCGCCTTCGTAGTACGCAGTGGCGATGCCGTAGTTGAGCAGCGACTGACGCTCGGTCAGGGTGAAACGCTCGCTGGCCGGCGCCGGATCAACGCCCGGCAGGCTGCCGCTTTGCGTCGGACGGCTGGCATCGGCGGAGATGAACACCGCGGTGCGCGCAGCCAGTGCTGCTGCTTGTACCCAGAACGGTTGCGGGACGCCCGGCTCCAGCGCCTGGATGGTCATGTGCTGATCGTTGCGTGCCTGGCCAGCAGCAACCAGGGTGCCGACGGTGCCGCGTTTGGCGCTGTAGACGTGACCGAACAGTTGCTTGGCCCAGGACCAGCGACCGGTGCTGTCATCCATCACTGCTTGCCAGGTGTTGAGGGTCGACAGATCCGACCACGGCAGTGCGATGAACTCGAACGGCTCGTCGCCCAGTGCCGCCACGGCGGCGACCTGGTCCGGCACACCGGCGCCACCGGTCATGGCGGTGATCGCGGTGGTCAGGCCGGCCGGGGTTTCTTCGCCGTTGCTCTTGCCCAAGCGATTGAACTGCAGGCTGATGTCGTTACCGCTGTCGCCGGTCCATTTGGCGCTCAGAGTGACCACACCTTCAGCAGCCGCAGCGCTGACTGGCAGATCGGCGGTGGCGTTGATTTTCTGTGCCAGTGCGGTAGCCGCTTGAGCAGCGGTGGCACCGTTGACCACGGTGGCTTGCACACGCACACCAGCGACGTACAGGTTGAGCACGCCAGCCTGAGTGGCGGTGCCGGTCAGGGTCAGCACGCCTTTGGCGATGGCGCCTTCGGTGTTGTGCAGCGGCAGGCACCAGATCTCGCCGATCGGGTCGGCCTTGCGGAAGGTCTCGTACATCGAGGCGAGCATCGAGCCCTGACCACCGATGCTTTTTGCCAGCGAAACGCTGGAGACCAGCATCAGTTTGCCGACTTCAGTCGGGGCAATGTTGTCGTTGACCTGAGCGACGATCAGACGGCGCATGGCCGAAGTCGCGCTATTGGCGGCCGAGTTGTCCATTTCGGCATAGAACAGCGGTACACGAATGTCCGCAGGGATGTTGCTGAATCCGATCGCCATTATTTGGCTCCCTGTGCTTTGACTTTTACAGTTTTGAGAGTGATATCGCCGTCGGCCAGACGTCGGCGCCACCAGGCGCTGTCCAGCACTTCACGGCCTTCTTTGGGCAGCAGATCGCCCGCTTCCGGGTCAGGCACGGCACGGCCAGCGGCCGGCAGTACGGTGATGCGATTGCTCATGGGGTTACGTCTCCAGAGAAAGTCAGTTCCACGCGCCCGTCAGGGCCCGGGTGTTTCAGATTGGGGTCGGCCGGGTCGATCGCATCGACCCGCACGGTGACCCCGGTAAAGGACGACAAACCGTCCAGTTCACGTTCGTGCCAACTCTCCGCAGGCTGACCGGGCAGATTGCGGCCGAGCTGGAACTCGGCAAAAAAGCGCAGCCGGTAAAAGGCGCGGCTGCTGTTGATCGAGACCATCTCGCCGCCGTCGTAGACGATGGCGCTGTAGTCATTGCCCGGCTTGAACCCCACCAGCGCGCGCCACAGTTCGGCGCGCAGGTCGTGCAATAGATCCAGCGCTTTTGTAGCGTCCGTGGCGTCGAGCGCCAGGACGATTTCGAAGCGGTCGCGGATCGGTTGCGCGGTGAGGTTTTGTGCGGTGCTGGTGCTGGCGAGATCCGCCAGGGGCAGAACATGAGCCGAGGGTGTCGGCAGATCAGCATTGCCTTGCAGCAAGGCCAGATCGACACCCACCGCAATGTGGTTGGCAAGGCTTGGGCATTGCCCACGCAGCTGCGTGAGGATCGGGGTGATCTTCATGGTGGTGTTCCAGAGTTGAATGAAAAGCGGTCTGCAGAACACTGCAAAACCTGTGGGAGCTGGCTTGCCAGCGATGGCGGTGGATCAACCGGCATCTCTTTTGAATGGGCTGGCCTCTTCGCGGGCAAGCCCGCTCCCACAGGGATCTTCATCGCAGTGACAAAGCGGGGAATCAGTCCTTGGCTGCGGCCTTGGGATCAAGGCCGCTGGCATCGATCACGCAGCGATAGCTGTTCTCGCGATTGCCACTGGCGGTGACTTTTTCGATCGACCAGCGCCCACGCATGAAGTCCGGCCAGGTCTCATCGAGCAGCACCAGCCCTTCGGCCGCCAGCAGCGGATTGCCGGGACAAGTGATTTTCACCTTGTACTTCTGCCGGAGCATCTTGCGCACTTCGCCTTCGCCAACGGCAATCGCATCGGCTTCGCTGGGTTGCTTCTGGCGGATGATCTTGAACGGCGCAAGCCCCGTTTCGACCCACTGCAACAAACCTGTGGCAGCCTCCACGAAACAGGTCTTGCAACCCTTGGTTTGCTCGCGGGCGGACTCCTCCAGCGTGGCGCTGATGAATGCGTGATCGCCAGGACGGTTGTTGCTGGTCACCGACAAGGTCACGTCCGCCAGCACCTGGCCCGACAACGATTTGGTCTGGCCGGGACGGGCCAGCACGTACACGTCGTTGTAGGGTTTGGTCACCGCGTTGTACTTTTTCGCCAGGCGCGTCAGAAAGCTCATGTCGGTTTCGTTGGACTGGTCGACGTGCTCGATCCTGATCATCGCCACCTCGGGCGCGACGCGCGGTGAAAAGCCATGGCTCGACACCAGTTTGCGAAACAGCGCACCCAATGTAGTCGGGCCATGACTGGCCGTGCGACGTTGCTTGAAGCCCGTCTCATCCTCCTTGCTGAACGGCGCCGCCGTGGCCACCAGCGTCAGGCGAAACGGGAACAGCGTCGGCGTCAGGCGTGTCACTTTGAACTGGCCCTTGTCGACCAGCCCCGACTCCAGATAACCGACCTCCAAGCCGATTTTCCCGCCCAGATCCGGCAGCCCTTCGAGGCCTTCAAGATCGATGGTCAACGTCAGTTGATCAGACTCGAAACCGGCAGCGTCGATGTGTTCCCAACTGATCAGGCGTTGATTGAGCAGGGCCGAATGGGCCCCGTAGAGTCTTACCGCCGGGGTGAAACCCAGAGCCATGCAAACCTCCTTAATCCCACGCCGTGAGCGGTTTGATCGTGGCCGGTTTCGAGTCGAGTTCCGGCAACGTGACCCAGACGCCCGCAGGCAGGATCGGGCCGTGTTCGGCCAGGGTCGGGTTGAGTGTCCACAGGGCCTCTTCGGCGGTGTCATCACTGCGCCCGGTTTCGCGGTACAGCAACAGATTCACCGAGTCACCGGCCACGCTTCGTACCTTACGCATTGTTGAACTCCGCTAGCTCAATGACCCAGTCAACGACCATTGCCGTGCCGTCATCGATGATCTGGCTCTGGGTTTCCTGAATATTGTTGATTCGCCACAGCCCCCAGTTGCGACCGATGCCGTCAATCAACGGCAGCGGGATACGCTGGGCCTGCAACGCGCGCAATTCGTCGAGCCGATCCATGGCCACGGCATACATCGACTTGCCGGTGATGGTCAGGGTTTCCGGTTTTTGCCCGGTCTGGCTGGACTTGGGTTTGCTGGTGAGAATCTGGATTTCGCTCCAGCCTCCATCGGACTTGCGCGCCAGCGAGCTGTAGGCGAAGTCGCGCGACAGGCCGAAGATGAAACTGCCCAGCGCCATTTGTTGTTTCATCAGGCGACTCCATCGGTCAGGGCTGCGTCACGGCGGGTGGCGAGAGCGTTGGTGCCTACTGCGGGTGTGAATGCGGTATCGAAATGGTTGCGCATAACCTGCGAAACCACATCGCCGATTTTTTCGGCATTGAGCACATCACCGCCGCTGATCTGCACTAACGGCGAGTAGGTGTAATTGGACAGTTGCGTCTGAGCGCTGGTCAGATCCTTGGCCACTTGCGCGGGGGGCGCGAGTTTGTCATCGGCAGGTTTCCCCCATTGTTCCCCAACATAGGAGCCGAGCATTCCGCCCAGGGTGCCGCCGATGAATGTGCCAATACCAGGTGCAATGAACGAGCCGATCGTGGCACCAATCGCCGTTCCAGCCAACTCGCCGGCAGCACCTTTGACAGCTTGATCATCGCCGTCACGCCAGCCCTTCAAACCTGCGTAAGCGGCATGACCAATCGCCAGCGGAGCGCCCATCTTGAAGGCGGGCAATGATTTGACCAGCGGCGGTAGAAGCTTGGATTTGGCGCCATCGACCAGCGGCATGAGCTTGGCAGTCGCGCCGCTGAGCCAACTCGGGCGCATGCTTTTGGCCATCTCGCCGACCATTTTCACGCGGGTTATCGCATCGTCAAACATCGGCGCGATTCTGGCCGTCATCGTGCTCAAACGTCCGCCTCGACCGGCGCCAGAGGAAGGAACACGAGACCGCGCGCTGGACGGTGCACGTCGACCGGGGCGCTTTCTTTTAGGCCCCTCGCCGCCGCCGTCGTCACCGCCATTGATCACATCGGCAATATCAGCGGGCAATCGCGCCGTCGCCAGACGCAACAGTTTCGAGTTGACCGCATCCAGCACCGAGGCGACCCCGGTCTTCAGTACACCACCGACGAACGGCATGGCGGCCACACCGGCCAGCGTGAGGCCAGCCGCCAGGAACGGCAGTGCTTCAGCAGCTGAACTCAAGCCATTGACCACAGCCGTTAGCGACACTGCCAGCGCGTCAGTCATGGGCGCGAGTGCATTTCCCACCGCTGTCGACAAACGATTAAGACTCGCATCCAGCGCATTCCAGCGCCCTTGTGACGTATCGCCAAAGGCTTCGGCCGTTTTCGTCGCGGCACCGGCGCCGGAACCCAGTTCCGACGTTGCGTATTGGTGCTTGTCGGACACCCGAGTGAAAGCGGTCTTGACGTCGTCGGGCTTCTTCAGCAACTCAAGAATACTGGTACTGCTCTCGCCAAACAGCGTCTTCGCCGTGGCTGCACGTTCGGGTACGGATTGTTTGCCAAGTGCTGCGAGTACCGAATCAATTGCACCCGGCGCATCCGTGCGCATCTTCTCACGCAATGATTCGGGGTCCAGGAGCAACCGGGTCATCGCCGAACGCTGTTCGGCTGACGCAGTATTTTCCTTGCCGAAGACCGAGGTAAAGCTCTTCAACGCCGTACTGGCGGCGTCCTTGTCGGCCCCGCTGTTCAACAGCGCAGTGGCAAATGCTGCGACCTGTTCCGGTGTCATTCCCGATGCAACAGCGCTCTCGCCAGAGCGTTGAACGACCGCGCCGATATCGGCAGGTTTTGCGTCCAGACCGCTGCTGCCCAGGTAACTGACCGCATCGGCCAGATCCTGACCTTGGTATCGATCCAGCTTCAAGGAGGAACGCCAGACCGCAAGCATTTCCCCTGCGGCCTTGACGTCAAGCCGGAAGGCCGTGGCATTGATCGCCGCGTCGCCGGAGTACGCTCTCAGCTCTGTCGCTCGCTGATCACCCTTGGCGCCGTCGGCAATACCAGCTCGCGCCCCGACCTGCTGGATTTGCAACAGATCCGCACCCGTCGCGCCACTGGCTGCAACAGACCGCTGAGTCGCGAGTTCCAGCGTTTGCTCCGAATGCGCTTGAAGCTGGTCTTTGTTGAGTCCAATCAACTGATTGAGCTCAACCAGCGCCGTCTCGTTAGCCATCGCCGGCTGCAGTTTTTTCGGGGGTGGACGCTGCTCGATTTCCGCCTTGAGTTTTGACTTCGGCTCACTGTTGGCGGCTGGCGGCGCCGCGATGACCTTGAACAACGACTGCTGGCTGACCAGCAGCTCGCGCAACTTGATCTGCTCCTGCGTCAGCAACCGAATGTCCTGGCTTGCCAACGCCAGTGTCAGGTTCAGATCCTGCAGCGGTTTGCCGAGGTTATCGGGCAACGTAAATCCGCCGTTTGTGTTACCGCTCTCACCGGCGTATGCGAGCGCATATTTACTCTCTGCCATGCCGCTCTACTCCTGTTTCACGCCAAGGCGAGTGATCGCTATGTCGTAGCGGCGCAACGCCTTTTCGGCGTCCCATTCCAGAATCTCCGCCTCACTTACCGGGTAAATGAGCGGGACGATATCGAGGATTACTTCGATGTCGCGTTCCGAAAGTAGGCCGCCGGCTGGTTTAAAAAATCGTCGATGCGCACCTGCAATTGGGTCCAGTCAGGGACGCTCATGTTGGCCAGATCGGGGATCATCAGACCGGTGCAGTGGGCAGTGATGAACTCGGCGCGTTCCTTGGCCGTTTTCAGTTTCTTCATCACTTTGGTGGCGCGCAGTGCGGGCATTTCCAGCGACAGCGAGGTCACGGTGCGGCCAGTCACGGCGAGCGGTTGCAGCAGTTGCACTTCGTCAGGGTCGGCGGACTTTTCTGCATCCTCGACCTGCTCCAGAAAGTACGACGCCGGACGGGTCGACATCTCGTGCACGTACTGGGCGATGCTCACGTAGTCCGGGCGTTTGAGCTGGTCGAGTTCCTTGACCGACAGGCCGGTGGCGAGCAGCGCCAGTTCGAAAAACTGATCGTCTTCATCATCGCCAGCGCGCTCCAGCGCTTCTTTTTGCGCGGCGTAGAACAGTGGCTTGAGCTGGATCTGCTCGATCTGCGCGCCGTCGTCGCCGGTGATCGGCGACAGCAGGTCATGCTGGGGTGGCATCCACGACATGTATGAATTCCTTGGTGATTCTTGAGGGGGTGTTGCAGCACTTGGGAGAAGAAACCTTTGTGGCGAGGGGATTCATCCCCGATGGGCTGCGCAGCAGCCCCGCTTATGGATGGGTGCGGTATCGGCTAAATCGCCAACTCAATGTTGGGGCCGCTTCGCGCCCCATCGGGGATGAATCCCCTCACCACAAAAGCTCCTTCCCACAAGTTTTGGTGCAGGGCTTGCTTACGGGGTTACGGCATCAGCACCGCACGACGCGCATCACCGAGGATGTCAACGCCGTTGAGCACGAACTTCTGGGTGCGCACGTCGATGTCGATCACCGGAATGCCGTTTTCCAGGCGGTTGTAGGTGCGGCAGGAGAAGTCCAGCGTCGTCAGGGCTTTGCCGCCCATTTTGATCGCGTCCTCACCCATGGTTTTGAGCTTGCCGCCGATGGTGTGATAGGTGAACCAGGTGTTGCCGTCCTGATCCTGACCGGCTTCACGCACGTTCAGCAGGATGTCGTCGCCCAGCTTCACCCCCATCGCCAGCAACACTTCAGCACCGGTGCCTTGCAGCTTGATCTGAGCATTCAGCGGCTTGGCGCTCTTGGCCATTTCCTCAACGATGAAGCGCCCGCCCGTCATGTTTTCCATGTCGAAGTCGATCTTCGGCGGAGTGAACTCCTCAACGGTCGCCGACAACGGCAGGCCTTGCAGAGTGGCCGCGATGGCCTGTCTTACGCGGTTGGTAAACATTAGAGAACGTCCTCCAGGAACTGCTCGATGATTTCATCGCGGGCGTTGAGTTGATAAACCATGTGTTCGTTCGGCGCGTAGCGGCCGTAGTCGATGACCACGTACCAGGTACCGTTCTTGTACTTCTCGACGCTGTTGAGTTCCGGGTGCAGGTACACGCTGCCGCCAGGAATGGTTTCGTCGGCGACCAGGGTCTGCAGCCAGTCGTTGATGCGCTTGACCTCCTGATCCATGAACGACTTGGTCAGGTTCTTGGCCATGGCTTTCTGGCCGGCCTTGACCAGCTTGCGGCTGATCGCATCTTCAAGACCGACGTAGCTGATGAACTTGCCGGTGATCGAGCGGTTACCCAGCAGCGAGAAGCCGCCGAGCACCGTGCGGGCGTAGTAGCTGATGCCGTAACGGTTGAGCAGATCGCCTTCGGTGGAAGTGTCGAGAATGTTGTACTCAACGACGCGGGACACGTCTTCGGCGTAGGTCACCTGGTTACCCGGGCTTTCCCACTGCTTGACCTTGGCCAGCGCGGCAATCGCCAGGCTGGACGGCGCGAGGAACACATTTTTCTTCGCCGCTTTCGAGTACACCGCCGGCATGTTGTGCACCACCAGGCAGCGGTCGAAACCGAGATCGGCGCCGCCCAGTTCCTGGCTGTAAGTCACTTGATCAGCGACCGACGCGTCCTTGCCATCCAGCACCACACGGGCCTTGATGCGCTTGCCGAACGAGGCGAACTCGCTGGCTACTGCTTTGGTGCCGGTGAAGCCTGGCGCGCCGATGATGGTCAGGTCTTCCGGGACACTGCCCAGTGCCGCCAGACCGAGCTTGCGGCCGGTGGTTGGATCGACACCGCCGATCACTGCGTTGACGGTGTCGGCCGGGGTCGCGCCCGCTTCGACGATCACCACGTAGACAGGCACCTTGACCACTTTGAGGATCTGGTAGACGGCGTGATACAGAGTGCCCTCTTCCGCACCGGTCGGATCGAGCAGCGCGTGGGTGGTGAAGCTGTTGATGCGGAACGGTGCGTTACGCGGAATCAGCGGATCGGCCTTCGGCGCGGTGCCGACCAGACCGATGACGTTGTCACCCAGGCCACCCATGGCCTCAGGGGATTCAGTGGCATTGACGGTAATGCCGTTGTGCTCGAAGTTCAGAACCTCAGCCATGTTCAGTCAGCCTTCTTGGCAGCGGCCTTTTTGGCCTGGGTGGAGGGTGTTTTCAGTTCCAGTCGACCGGCGCTGTGCAGCGCACTGGCCTCGACGTCGAGCAGATCAAGGTCTTGACCGACGCTCGACCAGTGCCCACCGCCGGTGGGGAATGGAACGAGCACGGTGTAGGTTTGGCGGGTTGCCATTTTTCGTTTCTCCATAAACGGGAAAGCCCCTCGTGGGGAGGGGCTTTGGCGGGTGTTGATTTGTTTTAAACGGACAAGAAAACGCCCCGGGGTGCGGGGCGTTTTACTGAAGGTTTGCGACTGGCGTTTCAGGCAAGGAATCTGGCCAGCCCTCGGTCAGCATTTCGCTGCTGAGCGTTCCCGCTCGAGCAGACTCGGACAGCGCTTTTTCCCGATCAAAGCAAGCCTGAACATAAGACCTGACAGCCTGTGCAATTTGCAGTATCTGTTGGGCTGTCAAATCGACAAACCCGGCAACGGACTTGTAGCTGCAACGATATTCAGGATCGAGCATCGCGGAAACCGCCATTCCAGCAATCAGCGATTGACTGTCACGGGATGAATCGATAATCAAACCGGCGACCACGATACCCGAACCTTCTCGGCGAAATCGCTCCTGCGCAATCAGGTCCAATTGGCGCTTCAAGACCAGCTCGCCGTTCGCGAAACCAAATGAGTTTTCCAGTTCCTGAAGGGTGGGTTCATGGTCGAAGAGTACTTCACCGTCGGCCAATGGCCAGTCCGAGGCGACACATCGAAAGGTCGTCCCCACATTTGAGTAGGCTCTCAACATAGATGACTCCTTAAAAAGTGTATTGGGAGATGTGGACATCGTTTGCACGAGAGACCGACGCATAGAGGCGGTAATAGATCGTCTGTGGAGTCGCCATGACCAGATCCGAGAACGGACTTAGAACACCCAGTCCGACGATTCCACCAATGCCGCATGCTTTCATACCTACTTCGGTAACATCCGGAGAAAGCCCCAGAGAGCCACCGCCCGGAAAATCAGCGCTACCAATGTAATGAATGTAGCCACCGACGGTTTTTGCATTCTTCGGAACAACAGAGGCCAGCGAGATCGGTGTCGGCGACATCGACATGCCGTTTTCCAGCACGATCGTCTGAGCAATGGAAATTGAACGCTGATGTTGAATGCCGGGGTTCATCAATCGATTGGCACCGGTTTGCCACACGCTGACCAGCGCACTGGCGCTATAACCGGCGGGCATATTCGTGCCCGCATAGATTTCAGGAACAGTGCTCACTGTCGCATTGACGCCCAGTAGCTTCGCAACCTTCAACTCAGGGTTGTAGATGACGTAAATCCCGACACTGCCGCTTGCTGGAGCGATACCGGTGTCCATGCCACCTGCACCGACGGTTGTCAGATCGAGCGATAGATTGAGATTCGACAACTTGTACTGCGCGCCCCCCGGTTGCTCGATAATCAGTTGATCAGCAGTAACCGTTGCAACGGAAGCAGCGACAGGCAGCGATATTCTCAGATTACGCATGGCGCCTACTTCCGCACCATTTAGGCGAGCCAGTCTGACTTCAGTAGCTAGAGAAGCAATGTCGATGCTTCCCTGATTGACCGGCGCGTTCCAGGCTTTGATGCACCACATGACGGCGAGGTTGCGCGGGCGCACGGTTTTCCAGTACGAGCCTGTATTGAGGATAGTGACACCGGTGGACGTGTAGTAAATATCGCCTTTGAAATCAGGTGCCGGATCGGCATCAATCGCGTCGGAGTTTCCAATGCCTTGAACGGCTGGCGCCTCGACGTTGTCACCCTGGATCTTCGTACCGGCCTGGTAACTGCCTACGTTTCGCCCGGCGTCGACTCCACGCCCATGATCCCAGCCGCGCAAAAATTCACCACGTGATTCCGGCAAGCGGAAATTACCTACTCCCTCATTGCCTTTGTTGTAAGTGGTACCGAGAAAAGCCGCCAGATCCGGATAAGTCGCAATGCTCTGCACGCTACCATCCAGCTCCAGATAACCTGGCGCGACGATCCCGGTCGGGAATGCCAGAACCGCCCCCACCGGAACAGCGGATTTGAGCCGTTCGACTTCCTTGGCCAGCGCGGCTACATCGATGGTTCCCTGATTGACCGGGGCGTTCCAGGCTTTGATGCACCACATGACAGAGATGTTGCGCGGGCGAGTTTCATTTCCCCCTGCATTGACAGTAGTTGTGGGCGACGTCAGGTTGTTTGAATCAGGCCCTGAAGTTGCCAGATACCCACCCGTAGCGGGAGGTGTTACGACACCGTTAACAACTCCAGCGCCCGTACCCCCAAAAGGGTCAATGTTTGCAGCTACGCTGTCAAAGTACCGGTGACTGTGACTTTTATAATCATCAGCCTGAAAGCTACCGACTTGACGTCCCAGGTCGACTCCCCGTCCATGATCCCAACCACGCAAAAACTCCCCACGCGCTTCCGGCAAACGGAAATTCCCGACACCCTCATCACCCTTATTGAACTTGCCGCCCAGATAAGCGCTCAAGTCCGGATACGTCGCACTGCTCTTGACGCTGTTATCCAGCTCCAGAAAGCCCGGCGGCGGTGCATCAACCGGAAACGCCACAATCGAACCCACCGGCAATGCCGATGCCTTGGCAATCAGCGCTTCAACTTCAGCCTTGGTGTAAGAATCCTTGATCCCGAACCCGGCCAGCGTTTCAGGATTGGCACCCGCTGTCGCACGACCATATTCATCAACCGTCAGACTCTTGTAAGTCCCGGCAGCAATGCCGGTACGCCCGGCGAGCATTTTGAACGTCAGCGCGGTAGTGCCCAGAGTAATCGGCGCATTGGTGGTCAGGTGCCACAGCGAATCTCCGTTCGCCGTGCCCTCCTCCACCATCACCGTCAGCCCCGGCGTCACCTTGGCGCTGCTATTGGCATCGCTCGCCCGCCCCCAGTCTCCGTTGGCAACAATCCACAGGCCGTTGTCCTTGGCCAGCGTCTGGTTCGCAACAAGCACGCGGTCGCCAGCAATCACTGCGACACCGTCAATTTGCTGCGCACCGTTCAACACGATATTGGTGCTTGCGGCGACACGCACCGACTGCTTGCCATCGAGTTTTCCGAGTTCTTCGGCGAGGTAACTCATTACCCAAGCGCGGGTGGCTTTGACCACGGTGTCGTCGATCAGCAAGGTCACCAGCGACGCATTGCTGGTCTCGAAAATCGAGCGAATGTAGAACTCTTTGCCCGAGCCCGAAGTGGCCAGTACCGGTTTGAACGACTCCGGGTATTTGACGATGGCGTAGAGAATTCCAGTGTCAGTCCACAAGCCGGCTTCTCGCACATACCAGCCGCCAACGTCCGGCGGAATAGTGACTTCGGCGAGCAGCCAGCTCGGGTTTTTCTCGTCCTGAAACAGAGCATTGAGCGGCCCGCGCCAGACTTCGCGTGCAAGTGCCGTGGCGGTGGCGGCAGGGTTGTAGACCTTGCCATTGCCATCACCGACGGAAATCTGCGTCAGCTTGATCGGTGTGCCCGCAGCCTTGCACGCCGTTTCGTAGGCAATCCCTGCGTTGGTGAGCAGGGTGTAATAGTCAGCCATTCAGGCCCCCTGAGGATAAATAGTGGATGTTTCGACGGTGTACATCGCGGCAGCCATAAACGCCTCGCCAGAGGTTTCGAGCCCCTCGATGAACACCGGATAAACCGTCGTCAGCTCTCCGCAGAAAGTCGCAGCGGCGATGCAATGACTGCCGAACGCGCTCAAGCCAACCGTCACCGAAAGAATGTCCCGTTCGCTCTTGGCATCGGCCAGACGCCGGTCGAGACGGGCATCGATTTCTGCGCTGTAAGGCTGGTCGCTAAAGGCGCGCACGCTGAAGCTGTATGGCACGCCGGGCGGCGTCTGTTCGTACCAGGCGCGGACCTCGGGGCGCAGTTGCAAACCCTTGGCCGCGTTCTCCAGCGCCTTGCGGGTGCCCGCCTGGCGCGCAGTGGGCCAGGCCAGTTCGACGGTCAGGCGCTTCTCAGTTTCCGGTGCGCTGGTGCTCCATTCGGCGACACCGCGATCCGCTGCCAGATACGGCAGGAATGCGACCGGTGTTTCGCTCGGGTTCATCAGTTCGGGGAACGGCGGCGCGATGCGATCAAGCAGTGCGCCGAAGCCCAGATCCAGTCCACGTTCGAGTGGAGAGCTGTTGGCCGGCAGCAACGTCGGGCTATGCGTTGGCTCACTCATAGCGTCAGCACCTCGACCTCGACCGCCGTGCAGTACGGCGCCTCGGAGGCGCTGGTGATGATCGGCTCCAGCGGTTCAAGAATCTGCAGTTGCACGGCGCCAGCGCTGTGCAGTGTGTAGTCGATCCAGCTCGGGTCGACCCGCCCTTCGAGGCGATGGCAACTGTCGGCGTAGGCCTGCAATTGCTGTTGCGCGGCGACTTTGGTCAGGCCCGAATCGGGGCCGGAATTGATCTTCGCCACGACACGGATTTTGTAGCGCTGAATGTCGGCAGCCTTGACCGTGACGAGGTCGGTTTCCGGCCGCACATCAGGGCGGGCGAAGTGCTGACGCACGCCATCCAGCAACGCTGCAGACGGAGTGCCATCGCCGTCGCGGGACAACACCGTGACCTGTACTTCACCCGGCGCCGTGCGGCGACCGTTGCCGTCCTTGACCTGCGCCGCGAGGCCGTCCGGGTTGAAGGTGTAGGTGACATTCACCACACCTCCATCCGTCGATTCGACCTTCACCGTTGGCCGTTCACCGAGGGTGAACACCTCGCGGCGATACTGCATCCTTGAACCCGCTGCCGGGGCATGCGGCGCCAGGTAATAACGCAACCGGGCGTCGTCGTCGCTTTCGTAAATCGGCGGTACCGGCGGGAACGCTGCCGGGTCGCCCGGATCGAGCAACTGTCGCTCCAGGCCCATGTCTGCCAGCCGTGCATCGAGGTTGCTGCCAGTGGCCCACCACGCCAGCATCTGCTTGATGCGGGCGTTATATTTGCGCTCGTGGGTTTGCAGTCGTACGCAGAAAGCCTCAAGCGCCAGGGTCAGCAATTCGCTTTCGTTATCGAGGCTGGTCTTGAGTTTCGCTGCGCTGTCCGGCGCTCGGGCGCCGACGTACTCGACGACGAAGGTCTTGAACTCGGCGAGCAAGTCTTCGAAGGCGTCGACAGTGATCAGCGCCGGTTCGGCCAATTGATTCTGGCCGGGGATCAACATGCTCATGTCACGACCTCGAATGTCTGTTGACGGTTTTTCCAGGTGCCGGCGAAACGCAGCAGCAGACCCGCGCCCTGGCGGCTGGCGACGATCACGCTCGGCTGAAAATCGCTGATCCCGTTCTGCGCGTTGTAGAACGCCTGAGCCGCGTGGCTCTGCGCCAGAAGCAAAACGTCGTCACCGAGGTTCTGCCCCAGCAGCGTGGGGATCAGCGAGCCATAAAGGGGCCTTTTTTGCCGGGTGCCCAGCGGCGTGGTCAGGGCTCGTGTCGCGCGCTGCACAAACTGCAGCCAGTCGTCGACCGTGGCCCCGGAGTCTCTATCGATTCCGATCATGGGAAGCTCTTGATTCAGGGGCTGATGACGCGGCCCTGGTGATCCACCAACGGGCCGCTGAAGTGCACGCCCGAGGCGTCGATGCTCAGGCCGACGCCGCCCAGTTGCAGGCTGATCAGCTGCGGCGTCATCGTCAGTTGCGCCGGGCCGATGCTCAGTGCAAGCGACTCGCGAGAACCGGTGAAAGCCGCCGGGCCGTTCTGCCAGTGCAGAACGTGTGTGGCGTCGTCGTAGCCGCTTTCAGTGCCGTCGACATGCACCCGGCGCGTCAGCGTCGGTACCGTCGCTGTCGGCGGAAAGCGCTCACTGTTCAAACCGAACAACGCCACGCTCTGCGCGCCGCTTTCACCGCTGCCGTAGTTGAGCAACAGACACTGCTCGCCCACGCTCGGAATCCGCGATTCGCTCTGCGCTCCGGCGCTCGGGTTGAAGAACTTGATCGCCGGTGTGAGCAGTCCACCGTGGCTGACCTGGCAAGTGTTGCTCGCCGCATCGACTGCCTGACACACGCCGATGCGACAGAAACTCTCGGCACGGCGGTGCAGGTCGTCGATCTCCGCTTCCATCTCCGCCAGCCGCTCGATGATCGGCCCCAGTTGCATGCGCAGTAATGCGTCGAACATCGGTCAGGCCTCCAGCGCGGTGTATTGGTCGGGGTCGTCGATGTTGCTGACTTCCCAGGTACGGGCGAATTTAGGCGTACCGAGCGGGTCGTCGAGCAGCGTCGGGCCTAGGTAGAGGGTCTGCGTGAAAGTCAGGGTCCACGCCTTGTATGGCTGGTCGGCGCGTGTGAGCACTGACGGCAAACCATCAATGTTCATCGGCAGATCACATTGATCGCCGGGCAGGTTCCAACGGTTGTCGGTGATCAGGTTTTTCAGTACGGCGATCAGATCGCACGCGGCAAAGGCACTCACAGAAAGTGCCGGAATGACTTGCAGCGATACGGTCATGACGTGGGCGATACGTCCGTCGGCGCCACGCACTCCGGGCGCATTACGGTCGAAGTCGATCAATGCCCAGGCCTGAGCGCCGGGAGCGGTGAAGTCGTCGTGATTGCCGACCTGCAGATTCAGGCCGGCGCTGTTGCGCAGGGTTGTCGCCATCGCCGTGAACAGCTGCGAAGGCTGCTGGATCGTTGCGGCCATGCATGACCTCCTTTTCAATTGTCCACGCGCAGCCCCGCCGCATCAGTTGCAGCGAGGCAGGAAAGTGTTGAGTTACTGGGGATCGCGCGGCGGGGGAACTTCGCAGACGCCAATACGCTTGGCGGCCCAGCGTTCGTAAAGACCGATGGCCACGTCGGCCCCGGCCATGGCGGTCAGGCAACCGAAGGCACCGGCGGCCCAGATGGATAATCCGGCGGCATACAACAGCATGATCGCCGACACGCCGCAGATCATGCAGGCGCCTGAGCGCAGGGCCAGGCGTCGCAGCAATGACCAGCCGCGGGCGCCCTCCTTGTCGGCGCGCCACATTTCGCCGGACACCCCGCCCACCACGGCGAGGAGGATGACCAGCCAGATCGGCATGTCCGCCAACGCTTGTTGCTCGTTTGTCATGTCACGCCTCCTGGTTCCAGTTGATGAGTGTTGTGTGTTGGGTTCAAGCGATGTCTCTTCAGGTAGGCATTCCAAAAAGCCCGGCGCGGGGCCGGGCTTTTCAGTAATGCGCTCCTTCGCCTTCCTTCAAATCCTGTATCCAAGAAGGAAGCTGACTTTTCGGCGCTACTGGCGCGGTACGAGTCCATTCAAATTGTTTTTCCGACCGCGGTCCCTGCCCGCCGGATAACTGCTCTTGGTGCTTTACGCTGCACACCCGGGTCAGTTGCCAACCCTCTGAACCGTTGAGGCCGGTTCATCGCTGCCTGTTCTTGTGGAACTAAAGAGCTGTTGTTGCCAGCCGCTTTGTCGAGCGGCTTGGTGGCAAGAATATGCATGGATGCATATACAGTCAATGCATAAATGCATTTATTTATGCGCAAGAAATGCACAGCCGCATGAATCCCGCATAAATCAAGGGTTCGAGGGATTCGTCCAGGCGAAAAAAAACCCGTCATGAGACGGGTTTTCAAGAAAGGGGAGGGCCTATCGGGCGTACATGCCCCACCAGAAGACATGACCGAGGATGACGATCTGCTCGTCCTGCATGTCCTGGAAGCTGTAGTCCTCGTCCGGATGCTCATCGCGGTTGAAGCTGCGCAGACGGATGCCGGTCGGCAGGCGATAGAGTTGCTTCACGCGCAACTGACCGTTGTGATTGATCGCGTACAGATCGCCATCGATGATGTCGCCGATCCCGCACTTGCCGGCGTTCACTCCGACCGTGGCGCCATCCCGCAACACCGGCATCATGCTGTTACCGCGCACTGTCACGCATTTGGCCTGGTCGAACTGCACACCGTTATGACGCAGGCTGCGCTTGCCGAAGCGCAGGCTAGAGCGTTCGCTCTCTTCGATGACGAATCTTCCTGATCCAGCAGCCAATTCAACCTCACGAAGAAAGGGCACCGACACCTCGTCGTCATCGACAGGGGTATCGTCGTCCCACAGGCTTATGTCCTTGAGTTCCGCATGCACGTCATCGCGCGCGCCACCGGTCGCGGTCGCGACATCGGCGCGGCCACGCAATTGATCGGTGCTCACATTGAAGTATTCGGCGATCTTCGAGATGTGTTTATCCGAAGGATCGACGATCTTCCCGCTGAGAATCCGCGAGAGCGTTGATTGAGGCACGCCGGTGCGACGGTGGAGCTCCGTGGGGGAGATCCCGTGCTGGTCGAGCAGTGCTCTTAAGACGGAGGATACGTTGCGTTTTTGCATAACGCGCATAGTGCTTGAAGTTTTTTCCGAAGACAAATGCTGATTTGCATAAATCGTGCATAAATCACAAATAAACGCAGAAAGTGTCAGCCGGCCGTCATGCCTGCGTCGAGCCGACCGCCCATGGTAACCTTGCGCCCATCGCGGAAAAGCCCGGCGGTTGCCCTCGCTTTTGCCCTACATCATTTAACGAGTTACCTGACAATCCGATGAATAAAGCCGTCTCCGACCTGTCCTCCCACACCCCGATGATGCAGCAGTACTGGCGCCTGAAGAACCAGCACCCGGATCAGCTGATGTTCTATCGCATGGGCGACTTCTACGAGATCTTCTATGAAGACGCGAAGAAGGCTGCCAAGTTGCTCGACATCACCCTGACCGCGCGCGGTCAGTCGGCGGGCCAGGCGATTCCGATGTGCGGAATTCCTTATCACGCGGCGGAAGGATACCTGGCGAAACTGGTCAAGCTCGGCGAGTCGGTGGTGATCTGCGAGCAGGTCGGCGACCCGGCCACCAGCAAGGGCCCGGTGGAACGTCAGGTGGTGCGGATCATCACCCCGGGTACTGTCAGCGACGAGGCGTTGCTGGATGAACGGCGCGACAACCTGATCGCCGCCGTTCTGGGCGACGAGCGCCTGTTCGGTCTGGCGGTGCTGGACATCACCAGCGGCAACTTCACGGTGCTGGAGATCAAGGGCTGGGAGAACCTGCTGGCGGAACTGGAGCGGGTCAACCCGGTGGAACTGCTGATTCCGGACGACTGGCCAAAAGACCTGCCGGCGGAAAAACGCCGTGGTGTGCGTCGTCGCGCGCCGTGGGATTTCGAGCGTGATTCGGCGCTGAAAAGTCTCTGCCAGCAGTTTTCCACGCAAGACCTGAAAGGCTTCGGTTGCGAAACCCTGACCCTGGCTATCGGCGCTGCCGGTTGCCTGCTGGCCTATGCCAAGGAAACCCAGCGCACCGCCCTACCCCATCTGCGCAGCCTGCGTCATGAGCGTCTGGACGACACCGTGGTGCTCGACGGCGCGAGCCGCCGCAACCTCGAACTCGATACCAACCTGGCCGGCGGGCGCGACAACACGTTGCAATCGGTGGTCGATCGTTGCCAGACCGCGATGGGCAGCCGCCTGCTGACCCGTTGGCTGAACCGTCCACTGCGTGATTTGACCGTGCTGCTGGCGCGACAGACCTCGATCACTTGCCTGCTCGACGGCTACCGCTTCGAAAAACTCCAGCCGCAGCTCAAGGAAATCGGCGACATCGAGCGGATTCTGGCGCGAATCGGCCTGCGCAACGCGCGTCCCCGCGACCTCGCTCGCCTGCGCGATGCTCTCGGTGCCCTGCCGCAACTGCAGGTGGCGATGACCGACCTGGAAGCGCCGCACCTGCAACGCTTGGCAGTCACCACCAGTACCTACCCGGAGCTGGCGGCGCTGCTGGAAAAAGCCATCATCGACAACCCGCCTGCGGTGATCCGCGACGGCGGCGTGTTGAAAACCGGTTACGACAGTGAACTCGACGAGCTTCAATCGTTGAGCGAGAACGCCGGCCAATTCCTGATCGACCTCGAAGCCCGGGAAAAGGCCCGCACCGGCCTGGCCAACCTGAAAGTCGGCTACAACCGCATTCACGGCTACTTCATCGAACTGCCGAGCAAGCAAGCCGAATCGGCTCCAGCCGATTACATCCGGCGCCAGACGCTCAAGGGCGCCGAGCGTTTCATCACGCCCGAACTGAAAGAATTCGAGGACAAGGCGCTGTCGGCCAAGAGCCGTGCCCTCGCCCGTGAGAAAATGCTCTACGAGGCGCTGCTGGAAGATCTGATCAGCCAACTGCCACCGCTGCAGGACACGGCCGGCGCGCTGGCCGAACTGGACGTGCTGAGCAACCTTGCCGAACGTGCGCTGAACCTTGATCTGAACTGCCCGCGCTTCGTCAGCGAGCCGTGCATGCGCATCACCCAAGGGCGCCACCCGGTGGTTGAGCAGGTGCTGACCACGCCGTTCGTGGCCAACGATCTGAGCCTGGATGACAACACCCGGATGCTGGTGATCACCGGCCCGAACATGGGTGGTAAATCCACCTACATGCGCCAAACCGCATTGATCGTACTGCTGGCGCATATCGGCAGCTTTGTCCCGGCGGCCAGTTGCGAGCTGTCGCTGGTGGACCGGATCTTCACCCGGATCGGCTCCAGCGACGACCTGGCCGGCGGCCGTTCGACCTTCATGGTCGAGATGAGCGAAACCGCCAACATCCTGCACAACGCCACCGAACGCAGTCTGGTGCTGATGGACGAAGTCGGTCGCGGCACCAGCACCTTTGACGGTCTGTCGCTGGCATGGGCCGCTGCCGAGCGCCTGGCACATCTGCGTGCCTATACTCTATTTGCCACACACTATTTCGAACTGACCGTGTTGCCGGAAGCCGAGCCGCTGGTGGCCAACGTGCACCTCAACGCGACCGAGCACAACGAGCGCATCGTATTCCTGCACCACGTGTTGCCAGGGCCTGCCAGCCAAAGCTACGGCCTGGCGGTGGCGCAATTGGCCGGCGTGCCGAGTGAAGTGATCGTGCGTGCCCGCGAACACCTGAGCCGACTGGAAGACACCGCATTGCCGCATGAGGCGCCAAAGCCTGCCGTCAAAGGCAAGCCTGTCGTCCCGCAGCAAAGCGACATGTTTGCCAGCCTGCCACATCCGGTACTGGACGAATTGGCGAAAGTGGATCTCGATGACCTGACCCCGCGTCGAGCACTCGAATTGTTATATGCACTTAAGAACCGGATCTAA